TTGCCAGCCACTACTGGAACATATTCGGGTAATGTTATTATTACAGCACTTGAAGCCAATGCACCTAATGGTGATAATGCAACCTTTACAGCTTCATTTGAAGGCGTGGGAGCACTTACAAAGGCTGCTACTGCTTAATATAGAGCCTTTATATCTCTAGGTTATGGAGGTGTAAAGGCTTCTTTTTTTAATACTTATTAATATGACTATTAAAGGACAAAACTACAAACTGAAATATACTCTTAGAGCCTTATTTATCTATGAACAGATTACAGGTAAGGCATTTGAGTTAAAGACTATCACAGATGAATATCTATTCTTCTACTGTGTCTTAATGGCTAATAATCCAGACAGTCCACTAACCTTTGAGGAACTGATAGAAGCCATAGATGAAGATATGGGTATTATGGTAGAGTTCCAGAACTTTTTAAAGAAGGAACTGGAGAAGCAGCAGCTATTCATTACTAATAATGCGGATGCTAAAAAAAAGTCCTAACCACTAAGGAGATATATTCAGCCTTAGTAATAGAAGGTGGACTAGACCCAGAATATGTACTAGACAAGATGCAAATGTATGAGTTAGAACCATTGATTAGCAATCTACATAGGAAGGACAGAAATAGCTGGGAACAGGCTAGAATGGTAGCTTATGTAATTGCACAATGTAACAGCACTAAGAAGTTAAAGCCTACTGATATAATGCAGTTTACTTGGGATAGTGATACTATAGGAGAAACATCTATTAGTAATGAAGATATAAAGAGATTGAAAGAGAAAGCTAAACAATATACAACACATAATTAAATATGGCTGATTTAGTAACCAGACTATTATTAAATAGTAGTCAATTCGATAACAACATAAGACAGTCCACACAACAAGTACAACAGTTTCAGCAGGTAGGAAGGAATATCACAGCCACTATAGGAAGATTTGCTGGTGTGCTAGGTATAGCTATGACTGCTGGGGAAGCATTTAATGCTGCTGTTAATAGTTCCAGAGAAGCACAACAGGACTGGAATACTGTAGTAGGTACTGCTAAGACTACTGTAGATAATTTCTTTTCGTCTTTATATAGTGGTGATTGGACTGTATTTGAGAATGGGATATTAAATGCTATCGGACTAGCTAAGAGATATACAGAAGCCTTATCTAATGCTAAGATGGCTATGGCTATTGGTGAATCTAAAGCAGATAGATTAGAAGCAGAAAGAAATAACTATGAATACCTTATTACTAAGAAGGGTATTAGTAATGAAGAAAGGACAGCAGCCTATAACACTTACATAGAATTATCCAAGAAGGAAATCTTAGAGAGGGAAAGTAAAAGTAAGTACTTCTGGGAACAGATTCAAGAAGTAATGAAGGCTAAAGGTGTTACTGGTATCAATGATGCTAGGGAAGCACAGAAACTATATGAGAGTTTATTAGACCCGTCTACTAAGGAATATGCAGATTTAGAGAAGTACAAGCAAAGGAAGTCAGATGCTAAAGGTACTAGGAATCTAGGTTACTTAATGATGATTAGCGGTGCTGGTACAGGTGGTGAAGGATTAGACACTTATACTAGAGGTGTTAAAGAACTGGAAGAAGCTACAGATGAGAGCCTAGAGAATATGATTAGATTCCAGAATATCTTTACTTCGGAAGTCGGTGAAGAAGTAAAGGATATGCTAGATAAGGCTATAACCTTTACTGATAAGGCTGGTACTATTAAGAAAGATATGTCTGATGCAGGACAGGATTTAAAGGATGGTCTTAATAATGGAGAGGTTAAATTAAAACCTGTTATTCCTACTGGTTCATTAGCAGAACTGGATGCACAGATAGCATCTTTAAGAAAGGAATTAAACCTAGCTATTAGTAATGAAGATAGGATAAGAATCAATGCTGAACTAAATGCACTTACTGAACAGAAGCGGGTAATAGAGTTCCAGTACAAATATCCTAATGCACCTACTGGTAAGTTGGATGGCAAACCTGCTGGTTTGGCTGGTATGGTGAAGCCAGAAATACCTACTTCACTTCCTAAATTTAGTAGCCCTATTACTAATAAGAATATCAAACTGAATAATGAGTATGCACAAAGTTTAGGTGCTATAGCTTCTATTATGGGTTCTGTAACCAATATGACCAATGAAGGTGCGGCAGCTTGGTTAAGTTGGGGTGCTAATTTGATTAGTGCTGTAGCGGCAGCTATCCCACAAATTGTAGCATTAACTACAGCCAAGAAAGGTGAAGCTATTGCCAGTGGTGTAGCCAGTGCAGCCCAAACCCCGTTTGTAGGATGGTTGTTGGCAGGTGCAGCAGCAGCGGCTGTAGTAGCAGCTTTGGCTAGTATTCCTTCCTTTAGTACTGGTGGTATATTCGCTGGCAATAGTACTATTGGAGATATGAACCTGGCTAGGGTAAATGCTGGTGAAATGATTCTTAATAACAGACAGCAAAGGAATCTGTTTAACCTGCTTAATGGCAATGGGATTATAGGTTCTGCTGGCGGTGGTCAGGTAGAGTTTAAGATTAGAGGCAAGGAACTTGTAGGAGTTCTAGCCAATTACAATAATAAAACAGCTAAAGTAAGATGAAATATACAGCACAATTCTATGATATAAATGAGAAGCTATACACATTGGAAATAGGTTCTGGAGAAGTGCAGAACATTACTTTATCTGCTACACCATTCATAACCGAGTTAGAAACTTCTGATTCACATCTATATAAACCTTGTAAGTATAGCAGTGCTACTATAGGAATGATTACAGACGATTATAAGTTTGATTTGTATAGTAGTACAGCACAACAGAATAAGGTAGTTCTTAGTAGTGCTAGTGGTATTGTATGGGTTGGGTATGTAACACCCAATCTATACAGTCAAGGCTATGAGAATGAATTAGAAGAAATAGAGGTAGAAGCCATAGATGCACTCAGCACATTACAGTATTATAAGTACACCACTATAGGCGGTAAGAAGAATATAGTTTCATTTACCCAGATTATAAACCATCTGCTTAGTAAATGTAATGCTTATAGTTCTTTCTATATTTCAGATAATACACAATTAAATGCTACATCTGACTTTTGTTTACCTAGTAAGATGTATATCAGTGAACAGAACTTCTTTGATGAAGATGATGAACCTATGACTATGCAGGAAGTTCTGGAAGAAGTTTGTAAATACCTTAATGTAACTGCTGTAGCTGATGGTGATAAGGTTTACTTCTTAGATTATGATGCTATTAAAAATGGAATCAATACTTACTATAGATTTACTTTAGGAACAGAAACACCTACTAAGGTTACTTTGCAGCAATCTAAGGAAATAGAAGCCAGTGATTATGTTGAAAATGGTGGTCAGTTATCCTTAGATAATGTATATAATAAGGTTACTGTTAAAGACAGTCTATACAGCTTTGACAGCATTATACCTAGTATCTGGGATGAGAAGTATTTAACTAACTATGGTGGTAGCTGGTCTTATGTGCAGGAAGTAAATGAAGATGGTAAAGGTGGTATGCACAAATGTTTCTTTAAGTATTTAAAGCATAAGAACTATACTTGCTATTACTATGATAAGAATACATTAAATATGGTATTAGAACCAATGGTGTTTAATTATGGTACAAGCCAAAACTTGGTAGGCGCAACTATATGTAAGGCTTTCTTTGAAAAGACTGATAACTTCAATAAGAAGTACAATGATATTAACTTTACCGATTATGTGTTATTGCATATTCATAACACTTATGACGGTCAGTTAAGACCAATGTTTGAATTGGCTGTGAATGATTCCAATGTGTCATTTATTGGTGGTTCTACCTATCTGATTATTAAGGGTAATTTCCTATTTATGGATAGGGAAGGTGAGATGTATATAATGCAGGGGTATAGCAATAAGAATGATGACTTCAACCCAGACAATCTATATATAGACTGTAAGTTAAAGTACGGTAATATGTACTGGAATGGTATACAATGGACTACTACAGATTCTACTTTTAAGCTTTATTTTGACAATCAAGGACAGACAGACCATTGTATTAACAGAAGTTTCCCAGTAAAGAACAATATTACTTGGGATATGGGGTTGGAAGGTGAAGGCTATGCTATTCCGATGCCTAGTACAAATGAAGTGATTATTGGCAAGCCTACATTTACATTATACCATCCGCACAAGGTGGATAATAGTTATAGATGTGATGCAGTCTGGTTGTCTAATTTTGATATACAGGCTAAAGTTCAGAACTTTCAGAAGGAAGCAGATAAGGATTCTGATACTGAATACAGCAACATTATAAACGAGGACTTTGTAAATGAGATGGATTCAGAAGAATTTGCTATATGTACTTGGGATAATAAGGAATGTAACTATAGTGCAGTTTGCTATAGTGCTAATGGTACTAGCTTTACTTATCTGGATAACGTATATAATAAGGCTACTAAGCAGATGTATAGACTGGAAGAGCATCTTATATATAGACTAGTAACGCAGTATAGTACACCTTCTGCTATTCTGAATCTGAACTTACAGAACAAGTTTAAAGTATATGCTACTATGACTGATAACCACCTTCCTAATAAGAAATTCATAGTAGACAGCATTATTACAGATTATAGATTAGGTAAGCAGGAAATACGGTTAATAGAGAAGAAGTAATATGCAATTTACAAGAACAAACATAAATAAGACATTTCGTAACGGTGTAGTTAATGCCAGTAATGTAGCTGTTACTAATGTTGGTGGGGGAAGTTCTTCTTTAAGTGGGAACTTTCTACCTGCTGTTAATAATGGTGATGGTTCATATACGGTGGATTTGTCTAAAGTATTATTTACTGGCAGCGTTATTAGTGAGGGTGAGGTTACAGCTTATGGTTCGTCTGATGGCAGTGGCAGTACTACAACAGGTGGGGTGACTATTATTGATGGTCTGGATTCAGTGGCTACAGATTGTGCCTTGTCTGCCAACCAAGGTAGGATATTAAAGGAACTGATAGATAATACAGCTGGTGGTGTTACTGCACTGGCTAAACTGACAGACGTATCATTATCCAGTTTAACTAATGGACAGATACTAAAGTATGATGCAGTCTTAAAGAAATGGGTGAATGATACTCTAGATAATACCAAGGTAACTTGGACTAATATAGAAGGTAAACCAGCAGACCTTACAGATACCAATATAGCCAAATGGAATGAACTGGCTAAGAATAATCACATACATACTAATAAGTCCGCATTGGATAAGATAACAGAAGCTAATATAACCAACTGGAATGATGCTAATAATAAGAAGCATACACATTCTAATAAGTCTGTATTGGATGGAATAACATCTGCTAAGGTTACTAATTGGGATGGTGTAGCAACTAACTGGAATAAGGCTTTTTACTTTGATTCCAATGGAGATTTGAAGGTTAAAGTAAATGTTATCGGTGAGAAGGAAGTTTCAGCCTATGGTGCAGGTGCTTCTGGTGGAAGTGGTAGTATTACTATAGTAGATGCTTTAACCAGTACGGCTACAGATGCAGCACTTTCAGCCAATCAAGGTAGGATTCTAAGGGAATTGATTGATTCTAAGGGTGAAGGTGGCGTTACTAATTGGGCAGACTTGGAAGGAAAGCCAAGCTGGATAGGTGCTAGTAAACCTAGTTATAATTGGGATGAAATAGGTAGTAAACCATCTACATTTGCACCTAGTTCACATACTCACAACTATGCTAGTACAGTTAAAGTAGGTTCAACAAGCTATAATATAAGTGGAAACACTATCAGCTTACCAGCATATCCTACAGTACCTTCTGCCTTAAAGAATCCTAATGCACTTACTATTAGCTTGAATGGTACTTCACAGGGTGCTTATGATGGTAGTGCTGCAAAGAGTTTCAATATAACAGCAGCTAGTGTAGGTGCAGCAGCCAGTTCGCATAGTCATTCAATTAGTAATGTTAGTGGTTTACAAGATGCCTTAAATGGTAAAGCAGCTAGTAGCCATAATCATAATAGCAGTTATGTATCTGCATTAGGAACTAATGGCAATTACCTTACTTGGACTAAAAACGGTACTACTAATAATATTACTGTTCCTTATGCCTCAAATGCCGATACAGTGGATGGCTACCACCAAGCAGCATTCAGTATGGGCTGGACTACTGCAACTAAATACAGGGTTGACAGATGGGGAGGTAGTACAGACAAGAACTGGAAGAAGATAGTAACCTATGTTAATACAGGTGGAGGGCAATATCAAAGCTGTAAAGTCAAAGGTACAATCTACTATATAACAGGTAATCACAATCAAGGGCACGTAATAGATATACCATTTGAAGCGATAATGTATGCCTATGGCGGTACTGCAAACTCAATGTTAAATCAAAGTTATCTATACCTTCCTCCTTATTGTACTTGGGATATGATTAGGATAGTACGATATAATAACAACAGTTGGGAGGTACAAGTAAGGCAACCTAGCGATTGGACTAATATAAGTCTTGAATATACAGTAACTAATAGTGGTGGTAGTGTATCAGCAGGTCAGTTTACTAATACTTCTTATTCGAGCACTGTAGCTAATAATTATAACACTAATGTTAGTAGACCTACTTCAAGTCGTGTCAGTAGTGCCGATAAAGTTAATAGTACATTGTCATTTTCAGCAGGTGGTTTTAGTACAAAGTCATTTAACGGCAGTTCCAATCAAACGGTTAATATTCCAACACATACCAGCCATTTGACTAATAATAGTGGGTTCATTACTAGTAGTGCTAGTATCAGTGGTAATGCTGGTAGTGCTACAAAGCTACAAACAGCCAGAACTATTAATGGTACTTCATTTAATGGTACTGCTAACATTACTACGGCAAATTGGGGTACTACTAGAAGTATTTATATCCAAGATGCTACAGCTACTAATACCAGTTCGGCAGTTAGTGTAAACGGTGGTGGTAATGCTTATTTGAAATTACCAACTAACATTAAAGTCGGTACACTTACAGCTACAGGTGAAGTGACTGCTTATTCTGATATTAGGCTTAAAACCAGCATTCAGCCATTAGAGAATAGGGGTTACATTAAACCTGTTACATATAAGAAGGATGGTAAGGATAGTATAGGATTCATAGCACAAGAAGTAAGAGAATTATATCCAGAACTAGTTATAGAAGATAATACAGAAGATAAATATCTATCTGTCAATTATGCACAGTATGTAGCAGTATTACAAGCACAGATAATAGAATTGAATAACAGAGTTAAACAGTTGGAGAAATGGCATTATCAAGTACAGGAATAACAACAAGTCTGGTAGGAAATGCAATAGGGAGCAGCAGCAGGAATGTTGGTACTCTATGCAGTTCCTCACTTATAAATGAGTGGTCTAAATGGAAACCTATATCAAGTAATGTAGGTACAATGACACTAGCGGAATTGAAGAACAGGAATTATGGTATAAGCATACTGTCAGCCAATACACCAGATTCATTGGTGACACAGATAAAGAATAATAGTAATCTGGGATATAAGTATAATAAACCTATAGGCGGTGCTAACAGTCCTTATAGGTTGGGAGATTTTAGAAACTATGACCATTCGGCAGCGATGCCTGTTGGAGCAAGCTATAAAAATGGTGACAGTGTTAATGTTGGTGGTGTTACTTCATCCAATCACGCAAGCTATGAGAAAGTATTGATGGGTATTGAAAATATGGATGGTGGGGATTCTGCAACTTATCTCAGTAAAGATAATCTGTATACAGTTTATGATAATAGTGGGAATAAGATAGGCTTAAAAAGAGGTGCATTAGTGACAGATGGTACAAATACAGTATGGTATAGTGATAAGCTGTACTGGTGGACTACACAGATGCAGAAGTTTAAAGGTAAAACAGTGACAGTATATGAGTTTTATACCAATGCAACCAATACGCCTACTAATGCTTATGTAGCTAATGCCAATGACAGGTTTTTAGCACTGCCAGAACCAGTATATACTATACAGGTTAAGAATGATGTACCAGCAGGAAGCAAGATTGTTAATACTATATGTACTGCCAAATTTACTAACAGTACTAACCAGTATGTAAGTTATGAAATTAAATTTAGTGCAGTTGGCGCGACTTATAGAGGTGGCACGATTACAAATGTTAGAGCAGTATTAAGTAAGGATAGAAATGGGGTTAATGTTATTGCAAGTACATTATTGAGTAATTCTCTCTATATTGCAGATGAAACAACTTCTCAAACATTCACAGGACAATTATATAATAGAGGTGGTTCAATGATGGCGTATTTGTTGATTTATTATAATAATTCAATTCAATACACAACTGGTATATTAGCCGAGATGCCAGATATACAGTAAGTACCTTAAATTTATTAAGACTATGACAAAGAAGATGAAATTAAATGTACAGTTGGTGGTAGCAGCCTTATTGATATTGGTGGGCTGTGGGCTACTGATTGCAGGATTTACAGTAGCACCATTAGGAATTATCCATAGTAGTGTACTGGTAGCTTTTGGTGAAACTTGTACCTTTGCTGGTGCTCTATTCGGAGTAGATTATCATTATAGGGTAAGACAATAAATAAATTTAGCCTGTAGTCTGGTGGTAGATTGCAGGCTATTTGTTTATGTGGTTACTTTGTAGTACATTTGCATCGTGATTCTGATAGCACTATTTGTCTGAATAGCCAGTATAATAGTGTATTGGCATAATTTAAACTTTTTATATTATGACACAGAATCAAGAATCACAAGTGAATGTTCTTTCAGTATTGGTATCAACTGACCGCAAGGAATTAGGTAAGGCTTTTGGTGTTGGTTTGTATATTACAGACAGTGACACAGTAGAACAGGTTAAGGCTAAATGTAAAGGTTATATCGCAAGATATGAACTATACATAGCCAATCTTAAAGCTGTACTGGAGATTCCAGACGACAATTTGAAGTCTGAAATGAGAAGGGCTAAGGCTTATCGCTACATTCAATCTCTTACAGAGGATGATAAAGCAGCCTTGAAGGAGTTGATAGGTCAGTAA